CGACGGCCTTACCCGTCGCCTCGGCCGCCGTCTTGACCCGGCCCAACGCCGCCTCGGCCTGCTGCGAGCCGCTCACGGCCCGCGTCGCGTCCACCACCAGTTCGAGCGTCGCCATCAGGTTGCCTTGTGTTGACGTGCGCGACGTAGGCGCGGTCCAGACCCTTTACCAGCCGGCACCAGCGCCGGCGAGCCTCTCCCTCGATGCCGTGGTCCTCGCACCAGCGCGAGACCTCCGACCACGACAGCGCCTCGCCGTTGCCGACCTGACGGCCGTCCATGAGCTGCGACCAGCAGCCGTAGACGCCGTGCAGGTCCGCGTCGAGCTGCGGCTCCTTGCGATCCATCCGCTCGGGCACGGTCCGGCCCTTCTTCCGCAGCCATGCGGCTAGCGCCTCGTCGCGCTTCGCTGTCGTGCCACGGTCGAGCGTCCACTGAAGGGCCTCTACGAGTTTCCCAGGGCCTTGGCTTCCTCGTCGGCGAGAGCCGCGGCGCGGTCGCCGGCCACCGACAAGATGAAGTCGGACAGCGACAGCCAGGCGGGGTCGGCCAACATCTTCGCGGCCTTCACCCTGTCGAAGGCGAACGGCTCGCCGTGGACGGTCAGACCCTGCGCGCCGATCCAAAGAGCCTCGGCGATGGCCTCGGCGACGATCTGGCGGTCGATCTCGGGCGGCAGCCGGCGTTCCCTGATCTCGATCAGGTAGGGCCTCCGCGCGGCTTCTAGGGCGCGCTCGAAGTCGACGCCGACTGGTCGGATGAGGAGCGCCGGCTTGTCGCCGGGGTCGCCGCGGAGCGCATGTCCGCCGAGCTTGCCGTCCGGCAGGCGTTCCACCGCCCACCAGACGCCGCCGCTCAGCTTGCGCGCGTCGAGCTTGATGCTGTTCAGGTCCATGGCATGAATCAGTCGGTCAGTCCCAGCGCTGGAGCCGCACCGTGCAGCCCTCGGTGGCGTCGCGGAACGCCTGGAGCGTGAGGTTCTTGAAGATGTCCGAGTTGCCGCCGTTCGTCGGCGAGGCGAGGTCCGTGAACTTGACCTCGGGCAGCGCGAACGACCACCCCTTGCCGTCGGCGTCGAGCATCGCCCACCACAGCACGCCGAGCGAGTTGCCGGCGAAGGCGTTGTGGTCGACGAAGTTGTCGAAGTACGCCGTGACGCGGCCCGTCGCCGCGAACTGGCCGCGCGACATCGACACCGGGCCGAGGGTGCCGATCTGCTCGCGGGCGCGGACGTTGTTCGAGATGGTCAGGTTGAGCGCCGACGCCGCGTAGTCCACGCCCGTCATGCGCACTTCGGCGACGCCGATGGGGTCCAGCGTCGGCGCGTCCGTCATGTCGGGGTAAGTCGCGCCGGCGATGAACTGGTCCGACGTGCCCGTGTTGTTCACGCGGGTCGTGCTCTGCGCCTCGACGCCCAGCGTCCAAGTCGTCAGGCCGCCGACCGTCACAGCCAAGTCGGCCGTGTTGATGACGCAGCCGCGGAAGATGTGTGCGACCTGGAGGTCGAGGTAGGCAACCTCGATCGTGTAGCTGTAGGCCGTCGAGCCGTTCAGCAGCCGCGCGCCGCGGGTAACGGTGACGTTCGCGCCGCCGGCCGTGAACGTGCTCGGATGGTCGACGGTTAGCGTGCCCGTCGTGCTGGCCGTGACGCGGTAGTAGCCGTTGTCGGCCGCCACACTGCTTCCGCTGACGCGCACGACATCGCCGACGGCGAAGTCCGTGGCGAAGGCGAAGGCCGCCTTGGTGATGGTCTTGGTCCCGCCCGGAATCGTGCAGGTGCCCGTCGAGGCCGACGCCGTGTACGACGCGCCGCACATCAGGCCGAGCATCGACACCGACAGGCCTTCGGCCGACGGGCTGTAGCGCAGCTCCATCGGGATCGTCCCGCCGCCGGCCTGCGACAGCCGCACCACGTCGTCGACATCGCGGTTGGGCACGATGACGTTGGACGGGCTGAAGCCGAGCCGGTCCTGCAACGTGACGCCGGTGATCGGCAGCCGCAGCATGGTCGGAGTGCCCGGCGTGGTGCCGTAGGTCGACTCTTGAACAAAGGTGACACGAACGCGGGAGCCGTCAGCCATGGGTTACGCAGTGAAGTCGCAGAGAAACGGCACGCTCACCGTGCGGCGTGCCATCGCATCGTCGTAGTCCACGCCACCGACCAGCGTCGGCGGCGGGGTGAATCGCACAGGGATCGGCGTCGTCGCCGTCTTGCCTCGGAACGCCACCAGCACGTCGTTGGCCAGGTCAAGCAGCGCCGCGTCGCCGCGCTCGCGGGGGACGGCGAGCTCGACCTGCAGCCGGCCAGTGATGCGGAACGACCGCTGGCCGAACGTGCGCTGGCGCTCGTCCTCGACGTTGATCGTGACGGCAGCGCGCGGCGTGACCGTCGCCGGCACGGGGCCGTTGTCGTAGACCACGGCGAGCGCGTTCGGCGTGGCCACCTGCGCAATGAAGCGGTCGCGCACAGCCTGGATTGCTAGCGCCTGGCTCATCGGATCGTTGCCAGCTTGCGCCGGACGCCATCCAGGATCGGCCGCAGCAGGCCGCGCGGAGCCTGCTTGCTCCACGGCCGGAACCGCGGCTGCGTGCCCGGCTTGCCCTCGTCGATGACCGAGATGTAGGGCACGTTATTCGTGATGTAGACGCGGCCGAGCGACGAGAAGCCCGCGATCGTCGACACCGCCGCGCGGATGGTCTCGCCGCCGCGATCGACGCCCGGCAGCACGTTGCGCAGCGGGGTGCCGAAGTTGATCTGCCAGTTGCGACGTGCGTGGCCGCCGACGTAGCCGGGCTTCTTGTAGGCGGGGTTGCGGATGGCACGCTTCCAGTTCTTCTCGTTGCCGGTCGGCGTGACCTGCACGGCCTGGATGATGACCTCCTGACAGACCATCGCCTGAACCTCCAGCGTGCGCTTCGTGACGTTCTTGGCGAACCACGCCGTGAGGTCCGCGTTGAACTTCGCGGCCGTCACAGCGCCACCTCGCCGCAGTCGCAGCGGTAGCCCGTCACCACGCCGGCGATCGTGTACGTCTCGACCTCGATCACCTGCCACACCGCGCCGGTGTAGCTGATCCGGTCGCCCTTCTTGGGCGCGTTCGTCAGACCGAGCCCCGGGACGTACCACGTCGCCGTAATGCTCTGGTCGAGGCCCGCAGCGCCGTAGCGGTCCACGTCGCGCACCGGGCCTTCGGCCTGCACGGTCTGAGTCGCCGTCGTCTCGGTGACGGTGCCGTTGGCCGCGTAGCCCGTCGCCGTGCGCACGGTCAACGTGACCTGCCGGCCGAACAGCTCGGCGAGGTCCACCTCGAGCTGCTGGAAGTCGTCGGCCAGCGTCACAGGTCCAGCCACCCCCAGCCGCCGCCGGTGCCGCCCGTGATGAGGCCGCCCGTCGCCAACAGGTTGTCGACCATGGGGAACGACGTGGCGACGGTCTTGCCGCCGATGTAGACGACCGACTTGGACGCGCCGGACGCGCTCGACAGCGACTCCGACTTGATATCGCCGCCGGTGCTCGTCGCCGGCAACAGCGTCTCGCCCTGCACGTGGTAGAGCGCCATCAGAGCGGCGGCCTGCTGCACGCGCAGAGGCACCGACTCGTCGCTCACGGTCTCGCCGGCGCTGTCGCTGGCGTACTCCCGGGGCCAGTCCAGCGCCTGCGCGGCCGTCTTGCGAAAGCCGCTCCACAGGTCGCCGTAGCGCAGGTCTAGCGCCCGCGTAGCCTGCCGCAGCGCCGCCTCCTTCGTCGACGTCGACGCGCCCGTCCACGTCGCCGGGTTGCCGTAGTTGTCGTGGTAGGCGTCGGCCGTCGCTACGGAGCAGTAGCTGTTCGCCGTGCTCGATCCGGTGCCAGTCTCGACTACGAAGGTGGGCATCGTGGGTGTGGGTGTCGGTAAAGTCCCGGCCGACCTCATGCCGCAGCCGGCCGGGATGCCCCCACCACCAAGGAGGGAGCGAAGGTCACAGGACGCCCGCCGAGCTGCCTAGCAGCTACGGCCGGCGTCGGCCGGCTTGCGCCGGCGCTAGGTCACGCCTTGGGCACAAGCGTCGCGCGGTACGCGAAGCCCGTGGTGTGCGCAACGTTCGAGCAGAACACCACGCAGCGCAGGTAGCGGCAGGTGCTGTAGACGACGCTATCCGCCGAGGTGGTGCCGCCGGCGTTGTCGATCGCCACGTTGTCGCCGCTCAACACCAGGCGGCCCTGGATCGGCGTGTTGTACGGCTGCGCGGTGCCGTTGAGTGTCGCGCCGAACGTCTTTTCCAGCAGCCGGAAGTTCGTCGCCGCGAAGGTCGGGTCGGTCTTGTTGCCTTCGAGACGCCAATAGTAGACCTGCCCAACACCGCTTTGGCAGCCGGTCCAGTCGATCACGATGTCGAACTTGGCGTAACTGATCGGCGCGCTCGTGTCCGTCGCGCCCGGTGCGCCAGCGTACTGGCGAGCCATCTGCGACAGGTCGAGCACCAGCGCCGTGCCGCCGGCCGTCGCACCAACGATGTCGGCGTTCTGCGTCGTACCCGTCGCCCGCTCGTTCAGGAGCAGGGCGGGGTCGATCGCTCGGTTGTGGCATTGGTGCGCCATGTCAGCCCCTCATGTAGGAGATACCGCAGCGCGCCATGGTCACGCTGCCCGCAGCGGCACGAATCCAGCTCAGACGCACGAACCGAACCGGCGACTGCTGCGCCGAATCCGTCGCGCTCGGGAAGACGAGGTTGTGGCAGTGGACGAGGGTCTGACCGTTCGGCGGCGTGTTGACCGCGTTGCCCGTCACGGCCGTGACGCCGAGCACGAGCGTGCCGAGAACGTGGACGCCCGTGGCGAACGTCGAGTCGTTGCTGCCCTGGATGCGGAACGTGATGCCGTCGCCCGCAGCGACGGCGCAGGCCGTCCAGTTGAAGACGACATCCAGTTCGCGCACGCCGGAGCCGAGGTCGACGACGGCCGCGTTCTGGCCGGTGGCCGTGTACGTGGTCGGGTCGGTCTGAAGGGTCATGCTGGAGTCCAGCACGACATCGAGGTGTTGGTGTGCCATGTGATGTGCTCCTTGGATCAGTCCTGGGCCGCCACGTCCTGCACGTCGTACAGACGAGCGACGCAGCGCGGGTGGATGTCGACGACGTTGCAGTACCACTCGACGCGGGTGCGGAACACCGGCTTCGAGTCCTGTTCGCCGAGGTCGCGCACGTCGATGCCGCCGTTTTGGACCATCTGAAGGCCCATGTCCGACATCGACAGGCAGTAGACCGAGGTCGAGCTGTCGTTGTTCTCGTTGAAGCCGAGCGACTGGAGACCGGTCGAGGTGCCGAGCACGTCGGCCTCCAAGATCGGCAGGCCGGCGTAGCTGGTGACGATGCGGCCGAACTCGTCGCGGTTGGTCGAGATCGACGGCGCGCTGCGCAGACGCGCGGTCAGCCACACCTTGACCTTCTTCGGCATCAGGAGCGCGGTCGGGTTGTCGACCGCCTGGATCAGCTCGTCGAGCTTGCTGATGCTCAAGCCACCGCTGTTGGTGGTGAGGTTCTGGATGATCTGGTCGGCGTTCTCGCCAGCGTCGACCACCGCGGTCGAGCCGAAGCCGCCGCCGTAGCGGACCTGGAGGCCGTCGAAGCCGTTGGGGTTGGCCGACGCGCCGCCCGCTGCGGTCGTGCTGCCCTTGATGATCTGGAAAGCGATGGTCTGCGCGAGCAGCGTGGCCTTCATGGTCTCATGCGCCGAACGCACTTCCGGCCCGTGCGTCTGCACGAGGAAGCGGTCGACGTCGAGGTCGCCGCCGATGATCTTCAGCGCGACCGAGCGCGTCTCGACGTTGCCAGCGGCCTCGGAGTACGAGCCGTTGACGGCGCGGAACTCGACGCTGCCCAGGTTGGCCTCGCGCGTCCACGCGAAGCTGTTGCCCTGGACGGAGACGAGCGGCATTGACGCGAGCAGGGGCGACGCCTGCGCGAACGTGCTGAGGATGCCGGCCTTCTTGAACTCGCCGTTGTTCTGCGCGATCAGCGCAGATTGGTACAGACTGACTGCCATGGGTTCTCGATGTGGTTGGCCCACACGAGAACACCGACAGACAGACCAGCCCGGACGCTAGCTAGTGGCGTTGCCACGGTTCAGCAGTTCCCTTGTGGGCAGTAGTTGCTGCCCGGGGTTTGCTGCGCGACCGGATCCCCCGGTCTGCGAGCTGCCACCGGATCCCCCGGCGGCTGGAGCTTGGAACAAGCCGCGCGTCGAGGATGCATCCCGCATCTCGGCGATCAGCTCGTCGAATCCCATCGGGGAACTAGACCCCGACTTCTTCGTCAGACGCGGCTTCCCGCTCGCGTCGACGATGGAATGCTTGAGGTTGCCCGCATCGTCTTCATCGATGCGGACGTGCTGCGATGCGAGCGTCAGGATCGCGTCCATGGCCTCGCCGCCGCCCATCTTGGCGACCACGGGGGCCAGCTCGCCGCGGATCATGCGCTCACGCAGGGCCGCCGTTCGCGCGTTCAGCTTGCCTTCCAGCTTCGCGCGCTCCTCGGCCATCTTCTTCTCGACCGAGGCCTTGTAGTCCTCGATCTCCTTGGAGCCCTTCAACTGGCCGGCCTTCAGCTTCTCCAGCGCCTCGCGGGCCTCGGAGGCCGCAGCGGGGTCGATGCCGTCGAACGCCTTCACGGCCGCCTTGAGCTTGCCGATGGTCTCGCGCTCCTCGACCAGCGCCTGACGCAAGCCGGCGACGTTCTCGATCGCCCAGCCCTGCCCCAGCTCGGCCACGATGAACTTCCCGCCCTCGTTCTTGGCGGCAGGCCGCAGGCCTTCGGGGAGGTCTTCGAGGGAGTCGGCAACGATGCGGAAAGGCATGATGGTCGGAGACTGACACTAGCCGGCGGGGAACGCAAGCCCTCGCTATTCGTCCTCGGGGTCGGGGATACGGTCCTTGTCCCGCAGCTCTTGGAGTGTCAGCGGGAGCATGTCCTTACCGACCATCTGCTCGAAGGTCAGGTCGCCATCGCGCCACGCCTGCGCGCGGGCTTTGCCCAACACCTCGTCCTGTACGTCCTCGGGCTGGTCCTTGAGCCACGTGCGGAAGTCGGTTGCGGCCGGGACGGGGCCGTCCACGCTGGCGCGCTCGCCGACCGGCTCGCCGGTGTAGGGCACCACGTTGCTGCGACAGTTGGGGTGCAACGGAGGCAGCGGCCCTTCGCCCATGGCGAACACCTTGCCGTCGTTCGCGGCGCACTGGATCGACGTGCGGGAGTCCAACACGGCGACGAAACGCCACTTCTGGACGCCCAGCGCGGCGAAGCTTTCCGTCCGGGCCGTCGTGCTGGCGTGGGTGGCCGCTGTGCGCACCATGGCCCGGAGCTGGCTCTCGTTCTGCCCGGACACCAGGCCGTCGGTATAGCCGGTGTCCTTCGTGCCGCGCAGGGTCCGCACTACCTCGTCGGTCGACCATCCACGCTGCACGCCGGTCTGGACGGCGAAGCGCACGTTGTCGATTACGCCGTTGTCGCCGCCGACGATGCTGCCGAACCATTCCTCGGTCTTCGCGCCCAGGTACGGCCGCTGCTCGACGGCCGTCTCGATGCGACGCAGGCTGATAGGGCGGGCCTCGGAGAGCCGCAGCACCTTCGTCGCGCTCTCCTGCACCCAGCCGACCTCCTGCCGCACCAGCTCGCCGAGCTTCGCGCGCGTCTGGTCCTGGATGCGGCGCATGCCGGCCCGGACCAGCGCCTCGGCCTCGGCGATGATCCGCCGCAGCTCGGGCGTGGTCTCGATGAGCACGTCAGGCCCGCGGCGGTCGAACGTCGCCATGCCGGCGGCGAGCCGCTTGACCAACGGCTTGACGACCTCGCGCCGGAACTCGGCCGCGGCGTCGTCCTGGATGCCTCGGACGGCGCGCGCCACCAGTAGCTCGTGCCGGTAGAAGCGCTGAATCCACGCATCCGCGTGCCGGCGCAGGGCCAGCCGCAGGTTCTCAGGCGACGGGGGCAGCCGGCCGCTACTCACGGCCGACCTCCCGGTAGGTCCACGGACAGCGGCGGTCGAGCCAGTCCTTGCGCGCGGTGCGCCAACGGGTGTGGCTGACCGTGGCGGCTCCGCATACGTCGCAAATGGCCATCCACGCCGCTCGGGCGACGAGGCCGTCGGTTAGGTCGTAGGTGGCGTGCAGCTCGCCCACGCCGCCGCAGCGGCAGCGCTGGGGCAGCCGGGCGACGTAGCCGGGACCGCTCACGCGCCATCGTCCTCCGCTTCGTCCTCGGCCTCGTCCTCGGCGCTGTCCTCGGCCTCGGGCTGCTGCCGGTCGCGCTCGATGCTGGCGACCATCTGCGCCATCTGGCCTTCGAGGTTGCGCTCCTGCTGCGCCTCGACCTCGGCGGCGAGCGCCTCGGGATCGTCCACCGTCGACAGCACGCCGCGCGCAGCCAGCTCGCGCAGGCCGACCGCCAGCGGGATCTGCTTGGCGGCGAGGAGCTGCATCACCACCGGCACGTCGGTCGCCTTGCCGGCGATCAGCGAGGAGTCGCGGTAGAGCGTCCAGTTGAATTCCTCGGGCAGCTCCTGGCCGAGCCACTGCGCCGCGTAGCCGAAGCCCTGGTACACGGCCCACTCCAGGGCCTCGATCCACCGTTGCGCCTCGGACTTCTCGTTGCTGTCCGCGCGGACCTCGCCGGTGGCCGTGGACGGGCCGGCAACGGCCATCAGCGGCTGCATTCCGAGCGCCTGGCACCGTTCCTCGATGCGCTTGATCTCGACCTCGCCGGCCGCCAGCGACGTGCCAGCGATCTCGACGAACTTGACCTCCATGG